GTGGCCCGTGGCCCGTTTAAATCGATCCGTACTAGGTAACCATATCCGCAATCGTTTGCGTGCCGTGGCGCGCTTCCTAGTTCATCCTAGAGCACGGGCCATTTTTCGCGGGCCGTGGATCGAATCGGCAGCGGTCATATGGCAATGCAAAATCGCTCGGGGCCCCTGTTTATCGGGTCATCTGCTCGATATCCGCGATTCGTGTTGCGCTGCACCATGCCCACAGACCCACGTCGCTGTCACCGGGTGCAAGGGCCATGTTTTTCACGAATATTTGTCAAAAATTTCATATCATGTTTTACTTGCAAAAAAATTTATAAATTTTATAATTTAGCGCATATATTCCCATATCAATTAATAGAGAAAAGAATGCCCACAACCAGTGACTTAAGAGCAGCCTTGGCCGCTTACAATAAAGAACATAAAAAATTAGAAAGTAAAAAAATATCTAGGATCAAAGAGAAAACGATTAGGAACCTTCCTAAACGGAACAAGGCTTTGAAAGAACAACCCTTGACTAGAAAACAAGAATTGTTTGTCAAAGAGTTAGTGACTAAGGATGGGCAAATAACATTACGTCAGGCTGCGATCAATGCGGGATATTCGGCAGGATCGGCGCACCAAAGAGCATATGAACTGACTAATCCTCAGATTTGTCCGCATGTCGTTAGGCATATCAAAGCTTATCGGGACGAGCTTGATCACAAATATGGTATTGATTACAAGCGCCACATAAGGGATCTGCAGATTATCCGAGATCGAGCCTTGGAAAACGGGGCGTATTCCGCTGCCGTTCAGGCTGAGTACCGACGTGGCCAGGCCCACGGAGACATATATATCAACAAATCTGAAATCAGACATGGTTCTATTGATTCGATGTCTAAAGAAGATGTATTGAAAGCCCTAGAAGAGATAAAGGAAGGTTATGCCCCGATCACGATTGATGTTACTCCAGAACGAGAAGCCGATTCCGAGGACAGCCCTGAAGAGGGAGAGCGGTCTGTGGAAAACGATGAAGACAGCCTTGGAGAAGAGCAAGAAGAAGATAGAACACACACGCCTTGAAACGTGGGCCATGCCCGGTGTACCGGACGTGGTGTTGTGTGATGAATCGGGTAATTTTCACTTTGTCGAATTAAAAGCAACGATGACGAATGCGGTTGATTTGAGACCGCATCAAGTATCTTGGTTGAGTCGTCATAAGCATGCGAGTACATGGGTTCTTGTCCTGCGGATCGCGGACCGCGGCACACGGACCAAGAAGCCCACACCGGAGTCGATATCGTTGTATCGGGGTTCGGAGGCGATGGATTTAAAGTTTGACGGATTGAAGTTTAAGCCGGTGTATCGATCTGATGGTGCGGTTGACTGGGACAGGATATTGGATTTGATATTGAATGTTTCACGTGAAACATAGGCGTTTTGCATAGGCGTTTTTTATAATTTTTACAGGGTCCCCCGATGGATGTAGATTTAAACGCTAACGATAGGGAGCTAAAGCTTCGATTGCGTTTAGCGCAGATTGAGAAGAACGAGTTCTCACAAAATAATTTTATTGGATTTGTTCGTACTGTATGGCCTGACTTTATTGCGGGTCGGCACCATAAGATTATTGCAGAGAAGTTGGAGCGGGTGGCCAAGGGTGAGTTAAAGAGATTGATCATTAACATGGCCCCACGGCACACGAAGTCTGAGTTTGCGTCGTATTTGTTTCCTGCGTGGATGATGGGCAAGAACCCGAAGATGAAAATTATTCAGGCGACGCACACGACTGAGTTGGCGGTTAACTTTGGGCGTAAGACGAAGAATTTAATTGATAGTGACGAGTACAAGGAGATTTTTCCTGAAGTACAGTTGGCCGCGGACAGTAAGGCTTCGGGCCGTTGGGACACGAGCAAGGGTGGGATGTACTACGCGGTGGGTGTAGGTTCTAACCTGGCTGGTCGTGGTGGCGATTTGGTGATTATTGACGATCCGCACTCGGAGCAAACGGCGATGAGTGTCAGTGGATTTGATGATGCGTGGGATTGGTACACTGGGGGTCCCCGTCAGAGGCTCCAGCCGGGTGGGAGTATTGTATTGGTGCAGACTCGGTGGTCGGAGAAGGACATGACGGGTCAGTTATTGAGGGCGATGGCTAAAGATCCGTTGGCCGATCAGTGGGAAGTCGTGGAATTACCGGCTATATTTGATGACGGTAAACCGTGTTGGCCGGAATATTGGAGTTTGGAGGACCTGACTTCGGTAAAAGCGTCGATTCCGCCTAGCAAATGGAATGCACAGTACCAGCAGAACCCTACGGGTGAGGAAAACGCGATTATTCCACGCGAGTGGTGGAATAAATGGGAAAAAAAGGCGGTTCCTAACTTACAATTTGTGATCCAGAGTTACGATACGGCGTTTACCAAGCGCGAAACGTCGGATTTCTCGGCTATTACGACGTGGGGTGTGTTTTATCCTAACGAAACGGGGCAACCTAACCTGATTTTATTGGATAGTAAGAAGGGTCGATGGGACTTTCCAGAGCTAAAGGAGGTGGCTTTGGATAATTATAAGTTCTGGGACCCCGACACCGTCATTGTTGAGGCGAAGGCGAGTGGTTTGCCCTTGACCCACGAGCTACGGAACATGGGCATACCGGTTGTAAACTTCACACCGAGTAAAGGTAACGATAAAGTTTCGAGGGTACATAGTGTTTCGCCGTTATTTGAGGCTGGAATGGTCTGGGCCCCCGACGAATTATTCGCGGACGAGTTGATTGAGGAGGTTGCGGCCTTTCCAAATGGCGAATACGACGACTTGGTGGACAGTATGACACAGGCTTTAATGCGTTATCGTCAAGGAAATTTTGTTCAATTACCGACGGATAGTTGGGAAAATGATGAAACTTCTGCTAGAGTAAGGGTATATTACTAATCTAGTATAATTGCGCTAATACTATCTAAGGGCTCGTTTATGGCACAGGCTAAAAAAGGTTTTGGAACGTTCATGGAAAATGCGGTTCCGTCTCAGATCGACATGGAGGACTTGGACGCTGAACTGGAGTTAGAGCTTCCCGGCTCACGGAACACGGTCCAGGCGATGATCGAAGCGGAAAATGTAGGCGAGATTGAGATAGAACAAGAAGAAGATGGCGGCGTTACGATAGATTTTGAGCCGATGGACGAGCGTGGCATGGAAGATGATTTTTATGCCAACTTAGCAGAAAACATTCCAGATCGAGAGTTGCGCCGGATTGCAGGAGAGCTGCTTGATGAGTTTGATGCAAACAAGGCTGGTCGTCAGGAATGGGAAGAGGCGTATGCAAATGGTCTAGAGCTTCTTGGATTTACGTATGAAGAGAGGACGCAACCTTTCCGTGGAGCGTCGGCCGTGACACATCCATTGTTAGCCGAGGCTGCTACGCAGTTTCAGGCGCAGGCGTTTAACGAATTATTACCGGCTTCTGGTCCTGTTCGGACTGTGGTCATGGGCAAAGAGACGCGAGAAAAGGTTAATCAGGCGCAGCGTGTAAAGCAGTTTATGAATTACTACGTCACGAATGTGATGGAGGATTACACGCCTGACATGGATCAGATGTTGTTTTATTTGCCGCTGGCGGGTTCTACGTTTAAGAAGACGTATTATGACGAGACGATGGGTCGTGCGGTATCCAAGTTTGTTCCGGCAGAGAATTTAGTGGTTCCGTATGAGACGGCGGATTTGGACACATGTCCTAATGTGACGCAGTCGTTTCGGATTAGTTTGAATGATTTAAGAAAGAAACAGGTTGCAGGTTTTTATTTGGATATACCGGTTATTCCGGCGCAGTCTGCAATGGATGGTGTTTCTGAAGAGATAGATAAGATTGATGGAGTAGAGCCTTCGCAGATTGATTATGACTGTACGTTGCTCGAATGCCATGTTGATTTAGATTTAGAGGGATACGAAGAGGTTGATGACGAGGGGGAGCCTTTAGGAATTAAGGTTCCTTACGTTGTAACTATTTCACAGGATAATGGTCAGATTTTATCCATAAGACGTAACTATAGGGAAGATGACGAGAAGAAGCGGAAGATACAATATTTCACGCACTTCAAGTTTTTACCTGGTTTTGGTTTTTATGGTTTAGGTCTTATTCATACCATTGGCGGTTTGTCACGGACGGCTACTGCTGCGTTGAGGCAATTAATCGATGCGGGTACTCTGTCCAATCTGCCTGCGGGATTTAAAGCCCGTGGACTTCGTATCCGAGACGATGACGATCCACTCCAGCCCGGTGAATTTAGAGATGTGGACGCTCCGGGCGGTGCCATCCGTGACTCCCTCATGCCTTTACCGTTTAAGGGTCCTGATCCAACTTTGTTCCAGTTATTGGGATTTGTTGTTCAGGCGGGGCAAAGGTTTGCAACGATTACTGATTTAAAGGTTGGTGATGGTAATCAGAATGCGGCGGTAGGTACTACGATTGCGATGATGGAGCAAGGCTCTAGGGTGATGAGCGCGGTGCACAAGCGTTTGCATTACGCTATGCGTCAGGAGTTCAAGATCCTGTCTAGGGTGATGTCTGAAAGTTTACCGCAAGAATATCCATACTCTGTTGCCGGAGAAGAGTCAACTATCATGCGCGAAGATTTTGATGATAGAGTAGACGTGATTCCGGTAAGCAATCCGAATGCTTTTAGTCAGGCGCAACGCATAGTGTTGGCGCAAACCAAATTACAACTTGCGGGTGCTGCACCGGAATTACACAACATGCACGAGGTTTATCGTGACATGTATGAAGCTTTGGGTGTTACGGATGTAGATAGGATTATGAAATCGGTTCCTGATGAGGAGCCAGTACCTATTGACCCTGCTCAGGAAAATATAAATTCTTTGGAGATGCTTGAGCTTAAAGCTTTTGAAGGCCAGAATCATCAAGCGCACATTACGGCGCACTTGGTTTTTGGTTCAAGTCCAATGGTCGGGTCCTTGCCGCCGGTTGCAATGTCATTACAGAAACACGTTATGGAGCACGTAAAGATTGCGGCTCAAGAACAGGCTATAGTGGCCTATAGTCAACAGCGGCAACAAGCGCAGCAACAAGGTATGTCTATAAGCCCTGAAGATGAAATGCTTCAAATGGAGCAATTAGTGGCACAGTACGTGGCTGAAGGTCTGCAACAAGTTAAACAGTTGTCTGGACAGCTATCTGGAGCAGGTCAGCCTGATCCGTTAGTCAAGTTGAAAGAAACTGAATTACAGCTCAAAGCTCAGGCGGAACAGAACGATGCTCAGTTAGATGCTCAGAAGCTTCAGTTAGATGCTCAAGCTCTTCAGGCTCGAAAAGATCAGTTCCAGCAACGGCTTCAATCACAAGAATCTCAAACTGCTGCTAGAATACAATCTGCTATGGAGCGTGAATTACTTAAACAAAGGTCACAGTAATGGAAAGTTTTATGGATTTTTGGCCGGTGATATCTGGTCTTATCGCTGTGGCTGCAATAGGTGTAGCTTTTAGAGCGGAAATTACAGTTAGGGTTAAAATATTAGAAGACAAAGTAAAAACTCTTTTTGATATGATTAATCGCATGAAATGAAAGATTTTGACCTACCAAAGGCGCTGGCTAGTCTAGTCCCAGTTTTGTTGGCGGCTATGTGGTGGGTCATTTCTAGTATTGGCGAAATACAAACGGACATCCAGTTGATTCGCGCAAATCAAATGCAACTAATTAGTCCTAATGGTGAGATTGTTCCATCGCCGGGCAATGCATTTGCTAGACAAGCGCTAAAGGAAGAAATGCTAGAGCATATTCATGACCTTAAAGTCAGAGTAAAATTATTAGAGGAAAGAGGTAAATAATTATGTTTAGTTCAGCACTTAGATCAATGATCCCGCAAATGGTAGCAAGTGGACAACTTAAAAAAGTAGATACTCCGGGTCAGGCTTCTGGAGGAGGAATGTCTCCTATGGTTCCACCTCAAGCTATAAAGGTAGGTCCTATGCAGGGCTCTGGAATAGCTGTTCCAACTCCGGGAGGAGCTCCGGCTGTTGTACAAGGGGGTGGTTTAAGCTCCGGTTTAATCTCTTTATTAAATGATCCGGCTATACGGGAAAGACTTAATTTGTCTACTCCCACACCAAACGTTGAACCGGTAGCTCAGGAACCCGTTACAGAAGCGCCTGTTCAAAATACCGTTGCTCAACAATTTTTGAGTAGTCCTGAGTATCGGACGGCTTATAATAGTTATTTAAATAGACTTTCTAATCCACAACCGGTCATTAGCCCATATCAAGCTTTTGTAGATGCTCGGATGGAAAGAGAGCAGTCTGAAGATAGACCTTACGTTAATCCTTTTAGGAGACCAGCATGAAATCAAAAGTAAAGTTTATGGGTTCTGCCCCATCTAATCCACCAAAAGCAGTAGAGTATGCAGATATTAAAGACCAAGGTCGCATTCCTTACGGAAAAACTGCCGACGCGCCGATGGCTGGAGACACTGTAAAGCGTATGAAAATGCGTGGAACTGGAGCGGCTATCAAAGGTACAAAATTTAACGGATGTTAAAATGCCTTTAAAGAAAGGTAAGAGCGACAAAGTAGTTAGCGCTAATATTGAAAAGTTAATGGGGGAAGGCTATAAGCAAAAACAAGCTATTGCTATAGCTTTGTCTGAGGCTGGCCGTTCTACTCAAAAAAAACGTAAAAAAACATCCGCCTAATGGGAGGCTTTTATGATTTTTAAAGCAATAGACAAAGTATGTGAAAAATTTCTGGGGGCCTTGTTATGGGTAGTTCAAATGGTTCAATCCCTATTTATGTGGTGTTATAGAAAAATTAAAAGTTTAGCTATATGGCTTTTACAAAAATTAGGTATTAACGTTTGTAAGTGTGATAAATAAGGAGATACTATGGCTCTACTTAGCGCACTTGTTGGCCCTGTTACAGGGCTTTTAGACAAGTTTATTGAAGATAAAGATCAGAAGGTAGCGTTAGCACATGAAATTTCGACGATGGCAGACAGGCATGCACAGGAGCTTGCCCTTGCCCAAGTGGAGGTTAACAAGGCGGAAGCCGCTAGTAGCTCGGTTTGGAAGGGTGGTTGGAGACCATTTGTGGGTTGGGTTTGCGGCACTGCCTTTGCTTATCATTTTGTTATCCAACCTTTGGCTATTTTTGGTCTCGCTGCCTATGGCATGGAAGTACCTGAGCTACCTAATTTCGACATGGGTCAATTAATGACCGTGCTTATGGGTATGTTAGGACTGGGTGGACTACGCAGTTTTGAAAAATTTAAAAGAGTAGCAAGTTAATGGCTAAGTTAACTCTTGGTGAACGTGCTCACAAATTACGTATTAAAAAGAAAACAAGCGACGGTAGCTCTCCGTTTTCTAGACCGCGTAATAAACATGACAAAAGAAATTTTAAAAAATATAGGGGTCAGGGTAGATGAGCTTTAAGCTTTCTGAAAGAAGTTTAAGCAGGTTAAAAGGTTTGGACCCTAAACTTATTGATGTAGTAAAAAAAGCCATAACCATAACAAAAATAGATTTTGGGGTTTCTGAAGGTTTAAGAACTTTAGAGCGTCAAAAAGAGTTGGTGGCTAAAGGTGCTAGTCAAACTTTACGAAGCAAACACATAGGCGGAAAAGCGGTTGATTTGGTAGCTTACATAGGACCAAGAGTTAGTTGGGAATTAAATTTATATGATGACATAGCTGATGCTATGCGTCAGGCGGCTAAAGAATTAAATGTTGAATTACGTTGGGGTGCAGCGTGGCATCGCAACCTAACTGATTCTGATATTACCGCTGAAGAACTAATGCATGAATATATAGATTTACGTCGTTCACAGAATAGAAGACCCTTTGTAGACGCTCCTCATTTCGAACTTGCATAAAAAACTATCTTATCTTGTATAAGATATGATAAGATAATCTACGATTTTATTAGATAATATGCGAGGTGAGATGGATGAGATATATGTAGCGGAAGCAGTGTTTAGAATTATTCGTGATCGACGCGCTGGAATTGTAGATTTATTGCAATACGGCAACGTTAAATCAATGGAACAATATCGTGAACTTATGGGAAACATGGATTCCTTAAATCACGTAGAACAGGAACTCAAGGGCCTGCTAGAAAAACAGGAGCAATCTGATGACTGAAGAAGTAAAGCAAGAAGCAACGCCTAACTTGGCGGATGCTTACAGTGATAAACCCGTTTTAAATCCAGAATTAATAAACAAGTCGTTGTTGGAGCGCATGCCGCAACCAACCGGATGGCGCATATTAATTCTTCCTTATAAAGGCAAAGCTAAGACAGAAAGCGGTATTTTCTTACCGGACGAGGTTCAAGAGAAAAAACAAATATCTACGCAAGTAGGATATGTGTTGAAAGTCGGTCCTTTAGCTTACAGAGATCAAGAAAAATTTCCATCAGGCCCGTGGTGCCAAGAAAAACAATGGGTGATGTTTGCCCGTTATGCTGGTTCGCGGTTTCAAATAGACGGTGGAGAAGTAAGAGTTCTTAATGACGATGAGATTCTTGCAACAATACTTGATCCAGAAGACGTTCATCATTTATAAGGAGTAGATAATGGTTGAAAATGAAGAAAAAGAGTTTGAAGTAGAAGAGGAACCGAGTACTGAGGTTGAAGTTCCTGAACAAGAAAATGATTCAGTAGAAGCGTCGGACAATACCAATGATTCCGACGACCAGTTTAAGAAAGCGGAATCTGCGACACAAAAACGTATAGACCGCTTGACTAAAAAAATGCGGGAGGCTGAACGACGAGAGCAAGAAGCAATTAATTATGCTCGAAACGTACAGACAGAGGCCGAACAGTTAAAACAACGCATGAATAACTTAGACAGCAGTTATGTTTCTGAGTTTAGTACGCGAGTTACCGCTCAAATGGATCAAGCGGAAAATGAGTTATCTCGTGCTATGGAGCTTGGAGACACAAAAGCGGCTGTCGAAGCACAACGCAAAATAACAGCTTTAGCCATTCAAGCGGATCGAGCGGAACAAGCTAAATCAGAACAAGCTAGATATGCTCAACAAGCCCAGCAATATGCTGAATACCAGAAACAACATGTTCAGCAACCGGCACAGCCTAAGAGACCCGATCCAAAGGCGGAAAAATGGGCTTTAAAGAATAGCTGGTTTGGGGACGATCAGGCTATGACTTATGCTGTTTTTGGTATTCACAAAAAACTTATTGAACAAGAAGGGTTTGACCCTCAGAGTGATGAGTACTATACTGAACTAGATCGGCGAATGGCGGACGAGTTTCCGCACAAGTTGAAAAGTCAAAGTAAACGTCCAGCCCAGACGGTTGCTTCTGCTTCAAGAACAGCTACAACTGGGCGCAGTGGGAAAAAGGTTAGACTCACCCCTAGCCAAGTCGCAATAGCGAAAAAATTGGGTGTGCCACTTGAAGAATACGCGAAATACGTGAAGGAGTAATAAAGATGACTGAAGAAACTAAAATCGATAGAAGCTCCCGCGCAAGTAAAACTAGGGAGAAACAGGCTGTGCGTAAGCCTTGGGCTCCACCCTCTGTATTAGATGCACCACCTGCACCTGACGGCTACAAACATCGATGGATTCGTGCGGAGTCACGAGGATTTGATGATACAAAGAACGTCAGCGCAAAGCTTAGGGAAGGTTATGAACTGGTTCGTAAAGACGAATATCCAGATTTTGAAGGTCCCGTAGTTGAAACAGGTAAGTATTCTGGTGTATTTGGACAGGGAGGGTTGATTCTCGCTCGAATTCCTGTTGAGACCGTTGCTGAACGTACTGAATACTTCAAAAGTAGAAGTAAAGATCAGATGGATGCAGTGGATCATGACATGATGAGAGAGAACGCCCACTCAACCATGACGATTACTAAACCTGATCGTCAATCTCGTGTAACTTTTGGTGGTCCGAAAAAATAATGAGGACTGCCCCTTTTAGGAGAAAAATATCATGGCAAATGCAACAACCGCCTATGGTCTTCGTCCTATCGGGCTAGTTGGAAGCGGTGCGAACTCTACAGGTGTAACTGAGTACGAAATCGCTTCTAACAATACTAATGCTATTTTTCAGTACTCTATCTGCGTTCCTACAGCAGCTGGTGTTATTGATCAAGCTGGTGCCACAAATGGTGGAACTACGCAAGCATTAGGTGTCCTAATGGGCGTACAGTACCAAGACTCTGTACAGAAAAAACCTGTATGGTTAAACTACTGGCCTGGTTCGGCCTCTGTTAGCGTTGACACTAACTATCCAGTTAAAGCCTTCGTAGCAGATAACCCTAACCAACTTTTCAAGGTCGCTTCAGACGCTTCCCTAACAGACCGTGCAACGGCTCTGGCAGCAGTGTTTGCTAACGCTTCTCTTGGAACCTCCGCACGAACTGGAGTCACCGCCACCGGTAATTCTAATAGTGCTCTTAGCGTTTCTTCAATTGCAGTAACGGCAACACTACCTTTGCGTATTGTTGGCATTATGGATGATGTAGCAAACAGTGATTACACTGCTGCTGGTATTCCACTTATTGTTAGATTAAACGCACATTTCAACGCCGGAACCCGTAGGTTTGATTCACAAACCACTGCGGATTCAACCGGTCTTTAAGGAGGGTTAAACCATGGCTATTTCTCGCGCACAACTGGCGAAAGAGCTAGAACCCGGCCTTAATGCCTTGTTCGGGCTCGAATACAACCGTTACGAAAATGAGCATGCTGAAATCTTTGAAGAGGAGTCATCTGACCGCGCTTTCGAAGAAGAAGTAATGCTCGCTGGTTTCTCCACAGCACCTGTTAAAAATGAGGGTAATGCCATCAGTTTTGACGATGCTCAGGAAACATTTACAGCTCGTTACACACACGAAACTATCGCACTTGCATTCTCGATTACAGAAGAGGCTATCGAAGATAACCTTTATGATCGTCTTGCATCTCGATATACAAAGGCTCTTGCACGTTCAATGGCCCAAACAAAGCAGATCAAGGCAGCAGCTATTTTGAACAATGCGTTCAATACTAGCTTCCCTGTCGGTGATGGTGCAGCTCTTTGCTCATCCGCTCACCCTAGCTTGTCTGGAAACCAGCGTAACGTATTGACTGTAGCAGCTGACCTCAACGAGACCTCTCTTGAGCAGATGCTTATTGACATTGCAGGTCTTACCGATGAGCGTGGTCTAAAGATCGCTGTTCGTGGAACAAAGTTGATTATCCCTAAAGAACTGCAATTTATTGCGGAGCGGGTTATTAACTCAAATCTACGTTCAGGAACTGCTGACAACGACACTAACGCAATGAAGAACATGGGTATGATTCCTGATGGCGCAGTGGTTAACCACTTCCTAACGGATACAGACGCATTCTTCATTAAGACAGACGCACCTAACGGATTCAAATACTTCAACCGTTCGCCAATTAAAACGGCAATGGAAGGAGATTTTGATACTGGAAACATGCGATTCAAGGCACGAGAGCGTTACAGCTTTGGTGTTTCTGACTGGCGTTCTGTTTTTGGTACTCCAGGTGCTGCATAAACCATTGTAATATAAGACAAAATTTTATATTAAAGGTTGGGAAAGGGATAGGTAAAACTATCCCTTTCTTTTTGTTTAAATTTTTTGTATGCTATAGGTACCCTGACAGTTCGCATGGTGCGACTGACATTTGCCACGACAGGAGAAAAACATGGCTACTACTACTTTTTCTGGTCCTATTAAGGCCGGTTCAGTCCGCGAAGGCGCATCTGCCAACGTCGGTTTTGTTCTAATGGCACAAAGTGCAAACGTTGTTTTCGGTGCAGATGGCACAGAAACCGTTGTTGCAACACTACCTGCCAACAGTCAAATTTATCAAATCGCTGTTGATGTAACGACTGCATTTGATGCAGGAACAACCAACACGTTTGATATTGGTGATGGTTCAACAGCAGATCAATACGCTGACGCGCTTGCAGTTGGCAGTGCGGCTAGAGTTCTTGCTACATCAGACGTGTCTCAGATCCCAAATCTGATTGATATCGGTTCTTCTGATGTAAATGTGACAGTTACATATAACCAAACTGGAACTGCGGCTACCGCAGGTGCAGCTACGGTAACTGTTCTTTATCTACAGAACAACAACCTCTCTTAAGGGGTAACTTATGGCTAATTCAGACGTAAAAGCAAAACGTCTGACCGGGACAGGCTCGGCTTCAGTAGGTCGAGCCCGACTCCGCCAGGTTCAGGTATTGACTGGTGCGGGTGCTGGACGGTTGACTTTGACGGATGGGAGTGGGGGATCAACAGTTCTTGATATTGATTTCTTAGCTTCAGATTCTCACTCGGTCAACATTCCAGACGAAGGTCTTTTGTTTACTAGTGATATTGAAATTGATACGGCTACTAATATCACCGCTATGACTATATTTTATAGTTAAGGGGTACCGATATGGCTCGTGAAGTAAGTTCTATTTCTCGTGTAGGTACTTCTGAACCATTTGAGCTTCAGGTTGCTCGCGATCAGATCTCATACCATAATACCCTGTTCAAGTACGGGTATAACCCTGCAATTCTGAACGTCGAAGAAACCATTTGGGATGTGGGCGGCGTCTACGCTTATCCCGGATCCGCGGTGGCCATGACGGTTACTTCGGCCAGTGGTGCGACGGACTCTGGCG